ATTGTGTCATCTGTCTATTGTTTGTTTAATGTATTCTTTTTGTTTGTCTTCTAAATAGGTTATTTCTCTTTGTAAGTAATCTAATGCCTTGCGTAAATCTTGCAGCTCATCTTGTTTCTTTCCTGCTCGTGCTACATATTTTAAAATGTTACCTCTGTTAAAATTAAGAGAGTAATCCTTACACACATCTATAATATCATAGCCTTGTCCGTTTTCGTAGTGAATTTGAGTTGCTCTCATATTACATTTATTTTTCCATTTCTGTAATGTTGGCATATAACACCAGTTGCTAAAATAACTGTCTTAAATGGTATTAAATTCTTGTTTTCTTTGTACTGCTTAATCATTCTTTTGATTGTTTTCATCTTGTTTTGTTTTTAATTATTAAATTTGCTATTTCATTTATTTCGTTTCTATTCCAACCTAATTCTTTTAATTCTTTATTTTCTTTTTCTATATCTAATATTTCTTCCTTAAAAAAATCACTATCTAAAAGTTTATCAATATCAAAAACATCTCTTTTAACTATTTCTTTCACTACTTGTCTTGTTTTTTCTTTAATTTCTAAATCTCTTAAATCTATAAAATTAGGTCTTTCATTATTATTGTAAGAGTTAATTAATGATTTTAAAATTTGTTCTGTTGTTCTCATTTTGTTTGTTTTTAATTAATATAAAAAATAATAAACTATGCTTTTTCAACATAGTCAATATAATGTTCTGTTTCTATCCAATGCTCATAATTTACTTCACTACTTAAATCGTGTTGTAAATTAGTGTCTGTATTACTTGGTAATTTACCAGTTCTGATATAAGTTGCATAATCTGTTGAACTAATTTCTACTTCTTTAGTTATCTTAAAAGTTACTATTTCTGTTAAGGTTACTGATACTTTCATCTTGTCTTTGTTTTAAGTTTTTAATTATGCGTTACAGTCGCATCCCTGATTTTATTAGTCTATACAAGTTAAGGCTTCGTTTACCCATTTTGTAGAAAATTCTTTACTTACTTTAAATTCTTTTTTCAAGAAATCTATTAGTTCCAATTTATCAAAATCGTTATTTAACATTCTTAAAGCAATAGTAAAAAAATCTCCTTTTTTAATACCTGCGTTTAATACTTCTATTGTTTCTCTGTTTAAGTCACTTCTTAATATCATCTTGTCTTTATTTTTGATTACCCTACAAATCTACAAAACTTATTTTAATTATAAACAATTTTTTTAATAAAATTTATAATTATTTTTAAAGTTTATTGTAAACCCTTGTAAAACAAAGTGATAGCATCCCAAAATATATTACAAAATCTTTTTCAATTACATCTTCTTCTATGTATGTTTCTTCCATAACACCTAATAGTATTCCTTTAAAAAGGTTCAATTTAACCTCGTAGCCTATATATTCCATTTCTCTTTGATTTTAATAAATTCAGAATAATTTTCAGTTAACTTTAATTGAACTATATCTTTTAATAGTTCTTCTCTTTGTTGAAGATTAATACTATCAGATAATTGATTCAGCTTTTGAATGATTTCTTTTTTCATTGTGTCTATTGTGTTGTTAGTGTTTACCATTGAAGCTTGGCTTTCATTTAAAAGATAGCAAGGCTTCATTACTTTGTTATTTTGCCACATTGTAGTTGATGGACAATATTTATCAACTGGCTCTGGCATCTTAATATCATTTAACCAAAACATATAATTTGCTTTAGGGTCGTTTACAAAATAGAAAGCTACCTTACCAGTAGCTATTAGCTTATCGTATTTAAACTTTTCAAGCATTTTAGTAGGATAATACTTATTTCTAAATTTCATCTCTATAACACACTCTTTTCCCTTTGGAGTTAAACCTTCGGCATCCCAACTTTCAGAACCTTCTCCAGTCCATTTTAGTTTCCATCCATCTAAATTTAAAATCTTTATTATTGCTTGTTCAAGCTGGTGTTGTTTATTCAAACCTTTATTTTTAGTTATATAATCTGTCTATATCAGCAATCCACATTCTGTAAATCTTTGCATCACAACTGCAAGGCTCATAGTATTTATGATTGTAGTATTTAGCGTGTAAGGTACATAAAATCTTTTTATATTCTGAATTTAATTTACCAGATACATTTGCTTTGAAATCAAGCCATATTTCTTTATCTTCTGCTACCATAACTCAATATCATTAAGTTGTTCTTTTCTTTTATCACAACCGCAATCTTTTCCAGTTAGTTTGCTAATCTTCTTTACCACCCATTTTATTCCTGTGTAGGTTGTAATTAATTCTATAAAGTTTCCTAGTTTCATAACAAATCATTTTTAAGTTTATCTTTTACCGTGTTGTAAGTATTGTAAAGAGAGTAGTAGCCAATCTTTGTGTTTCTGCTTAATTCTGCAACGCTTGTTCCTTTAGCTATAAATTCAAATACTTTTTTATCGTACCAATGTAAATCATCAGCGACTTTTAAATAGCTATTTATAAACTTCTCATATTGCTCTTCATATTCTAAAGGGTCAATCTCTTGAAATTGCTCTTGTATTTCATCTAGTGAAACTTTTTTAATCTTTGAACTTGCTCGTAGATATTGAACATAGATTCCTCTTAATTGTTTGAACACATAATAGTAATTAATCTCATCGCCATACCATAAATCCTTACCTTCTCTTTCGTATCTTATAAGGTAAATGTACATCTCTTGTACAATGTCTTCTGTAATGTTATCTGGACATCCAAAAGACTTCACAATGTTCATCCAAGTTTTATGCTTCTTGTATGCTAATTCAATTAATTTTGACATATTTTAAAATGGTATTTCTATATGTTTAGGTTTCTGCACTATATAATCTTTTAAAGGGTCGTAAACGTTTCCTACTACAAATGGCAACCCGTATTTGTTTACACTAAAATCAAAGTTATCAAACGCATAACCTCTACTTAATTTACACATAACAGTTATATTTTCTTTATGTACTGAATTAGGCTCTAAAGCTATTGCAGTTTCACATTTTTTATATAAAAAACTTCCTAAATGTCCAGTTGCCTTATCGTTTCCGTAATTAGAATGAATTACTGTTATTATATGGCAATCATATCTTGCACTCCATTCCATTATCTTTTGAACACACAAGTTTGATTCCTCTAAATTATTTACATCGCTTACAAGGTCTGCAATTCCATCTATGATAACCAATCCGTTGTAACCTTTATTTTGTTCTAGTGTCCATTCTATAAATCTTAATCTTTGCTTATAATTGATAGTTCTTAAAGCATAAGTGATATAACATCCTAAATATTTTAAACCAGACATATCTTCGACCCTTTTAAAAACTCTTTGACTATGCCAATGTCCTTGCTCTGTATCGAAATGGATTAAACATCTGTCATTTCTATTTCCTCTTATATCTCCTCCATAATTATTCTTGCCACTTAAATAAACACCAGCTAAAAGTGATATAAAGAAAGTCTTTTTTGTCTTCGGTGGTGCTTGTACAAAAGAGAAGTTTCCATAAGTTCCAATTGGTATTGGTATCTTTAAATCTCCATCTTTTGTTGATATTATCTTTTCTCCTAAACTCAAAGCAGTAGGTGGATATTCAACTATCTCATCAGTTGTAATCCTGCATTCCTCTGCAATCAGTTCCATTTCCATTTGTTCTATTGTCTGTTCTTCTGTCATTTTGTTTTAATTTTTCCAAATATATAAAAATAAAAAAGGGTGGCTTTTAAACCACCCAATTAAATTTAAAAAGGAAAATCAGATTCTACTGTTGCAGCAGCAACTTCTTCTTTTACCTCTTTTTCTGCGTTTACGATAGTTCCGTTATTCCAAACCACCTTACCATTTCCTAAATAAGTTTTAGGCTTTTTTTCTTGGTTTTCTTCTTTAGTTTGAGAAACATAAACTGTTGCATTGTTTCCGAATCTAGTTTCATCGTTAACTGACATAGTCAAGTTCACATAAACCGCTCCATCTTTTCCTGCAACAAATTTCTCTTTTGGTAACTTGTCTACTCTTAAACTGTAATTGATAATTGCACTCATAATAATTCTATTTTAATTTAGGTTAATA